CAAAGACTAGAGAAACATATGCCCAACGACTCCAAGTCATTGAACAATTGCTACAGCAACAAGATCAAAGCCAAGACTTAGCATCACTCAAGGCAGAAGATCCAATTGCTTACGCAGTTGCAATGGGAGAGAAGATGGAACGAGATAAGCAGTTGCAAGCGGTGCAGATGGAAAGACAGCGAGTTCACCAAGAACAACAGTCTTATACACAAGCACAGTTGCAAAAGCATATACAAGCAGAACAGGCAAAACTTGTAGAGGCTATCCCAGAGTTTAAAGACGATGTGAAAGCCGAAGTAGTCCGTAGAGACATTCGCAATTACGCTAAGTCTCAAGGATTTACAGACAAAGAGTTGTCTCAGGTTTACGATAGTCGCGCTGTACTAGCCCTCTATAAAGCAGCACAGTACGATAAGTTGATGGCAAACAAGGGTGCTACTTCTAAGAAAGTAGCTACTGCTCCAAAGACGATTCGACCAGGAACATCTAATCCGCAGAGTTCTGATAATGAAACATTAAAAAAAGAAAGAGCTGCATTACGCCAATCTGGCAATAAAAAGGATGCAGTTCGTTTATTTGAACGATTTTTATAAAGGAATTTAATCATGGCAGCATATGATCGCTACACCGCAATTGGTGCGCGTGAGGACTTAACCGATGTTATTTATGACATCAGCCCTACCGACACCCCAATCATGTCGTCTATTGGCAAAACCAAAGCGACTTCCGTTAACCACGAATGGCAGACTGATGCCCTCGCAGCAGCTACTACTTCCAACGCATTAGTTGAAGGTGCAAGCGCTTCTGAGGCAACAATCACCCCAACCACACGCCTTGGCAACCTTACACAGATCGTTGGTAAGACTGTTATGGTTTCTGGTACTCTCTTGGCTTCTGACCTTGCTGGTCGTAAGTCTGAGATGGCTTACCAGTTGGCAAAGGCTTCTGCTGAAATTAAGCGTGATATTGAGACAATCATTACCGCTAACCAAGCTCAAGCAGCAGGTACATCTGGCTCTGTAGCTCGTAAGATGAGTTCGTTGTTGTCTTACATCAAGACAAACACCAACAAGTCTGCTGGCACAACTGCTGGTGTTGACCCAACCACAATCGGTGTATCAGTCCGTACCGATGGTACAACTCGTACTTTTACTGAGACCATCCTCAAGGATGTTATCAGCAAGGTATTCATTAGTGGTGGCACACCTTCCGTATTGATGGTATCGCCTGCTCTTAAGCAGACAGTATCAGGCTTTACTGGCTTGGCTGCTCAACGCTATCAAGTACCTACGAATGGTCAAGCAACCATCCTAGCCGGTGCTGATTTATATCAGTCCGACTTTGGTGTATTGCAGATCGTTCCTAACCGCTTTATGCGTACTCGTGATGCTCTCGTACTCGATCCTGAGTATGCAGCATTAGCGTACCTCCGCCCATTCCAGACCAATGATATTGCTAAAGTTGGCGATGCTGACAAGAAGCAAATCTTGGCTGAATTAACCTTGGAAGTTCGCAACGAAGCTGCTCATGGTGGCGCATTTGATTTATCTGCTTGATATTAAGTAGATAATAAGTAGAATAGAGGGTAGACAAAATCTACCCTCTTTTCTATGATCGTTTACATTATGGGAGGTCTGGGCAACCAGATGTTCCAATACGCAGCAGGATACGCAGTTGCTAAGACATTAGGGGAAACCCTAGAGTTAAACACAACATTTTATGAAGTAAACAAAAATAGACAGTATGAACTAGGTGTTTTCCCTATATCGTTTCATGTAACAGATAATTTTGCGGAGTCAATAAAGGAAAGACAACATAGTTACCAAGAGATCACCAAATCAGGAATGATGGTGGGCTACTGGCAGACAGAGAAATACTTTGATTGTGTAGAAGATGAGATCCGCAAGGAGTTCTATTTACCCAAGGCAGAGATAGACGATAACATGGTGGCAGTAACAGTCCGTAGGGGCGATTATTTGAGCCTACCAGATGTTTTCGTACAGTTGGATGAGGCTTACTATAGGGAGGCTAGAAAGAACTTCCCTAACAGCGTTTTTGTGGTTTTCTCAGATGACCCTAAGTGGTGTGTAGAGAACCTAGAATGGGCTGATATGGTCATGCCTTGTAGCAATCCTGTGCAAGATTTAGCGTTGCTTTCTTCCTTTAAAAACCATATCATAGCGAATAGCTCGTATGGATGGTGGGGTGCTTGGCTTGCTAAAGGAAACAAAGTAGTAGCACCGAAAAAGTGGTTCACCAATGGGCTAGACGATAGCGACATTATTCCTGAAAGGTGGATCAAACTGTGAAGAAATACTTAGAAACTGTAGATGGTGAGATTCGTACAGCATTATCGGATGGCGATGGTGGGATTATTATCCACTCCCAGACCGACTTAACGGATTTTGCAGAGCATACAAAAGCGCAGTACAACAACAATCCTGGCAAAACAGGATGGTCAGGCGAAGTGTTTGACCCAAAGAACAAAATAGCAGAATTACCCCTAGCAATTATTAATGATCTGAACGCTAAAGGCATTATGCGTGGCTTTCATATCCAAGACCCTAAAGCCCTCAAGAAATGGCTAAATGACCCCGATAACAGGGTGTTTAGAACCAGAGGGGGTGAGGTATGAGAATCGCTATTTGTATCCCTGCTAGAGGGCAAATGGAGGTCGCTACAGCGTTTGATTTGGTGGCAATGTGTGCGTATACCATTAAGACCACAAAACACGATATAGACCTGTTTACGAGTGCTGGAACGCTAATATTTGACCAGCGCAATAGTTTAGTTAAAACAGCACTAGAAATAAAAGCAGATTATCTGTTATTTGTAGATGCTGATATGAGGTTTCCAAAGGACACACTCAAGATCCTCATGGCTCACGATAAGGATATTATCGGAGTCAATGCGACAACACGATCTGAGCCTGTCAAACCGACAGCCAAAAACTTCAAGATAAGCGAAGTAGATGGATCTGTTGATTGGTTTCCTATTTATTCCAACGCAATGTCAGGAATCAGTAAAGCTGATGGCATTGGCTGCGGAGTAATGTTGGTTAAGACAAAAGTATTTAAGGCAATGGAACAACCTTATTTCTATTTTGAGCAACTTGGTAACAACAAGATACTAGGTGAGGATATTTACTTCTGCATTAAAGCAAAAGACGCAGGATTTGATACTTGGGTAGATCACGATCTATCGAAAGGCATCCGGCACATCGGGCAGTATGTCTATGGCTGGGATAACATCGAAATACCAAAAGAGTAAGAGAGATTATGGCTTATACAAACTTTACCGATCTCAAAGCATCGGTGGCTAACTACTTAGGTCGATCTGACCTAACATCGGTTATCCCCGACTTTATTAGCTTTGCAGAGCTACGCATGGCTAGAGACCTACGCACTCGGCAGATGTTACAGTCAGCTACAGCATTAACAGTAAGTGGTGATGGCAAAGTAGCCTTACCAACAGATTTCTTAGAGATTCGAGATTTACATATCCAAGGCAACCCAAGATACCCAGTTACCTATATGTCTCCTAGTTTGTTTACTAGGGATGCTCCGGCAGACGAGAGTGGCAAACCAATTTATTACACAATCCTGGCAACTGAGTTTGAGTTAGCACCAAAGCCAGATACAGCGTACACATTGGAGATCCTCTACTATGCTAAACCTACTGTATTGTCTACTGGTAATGCAAGCAATGTATTTCTTGCTAATTATCCAGATGCTCTCGTCTATGCCTCTCTTTTAGAAGCAGAGCCATACTTAATTAACGATGCAAGAAGTCAAACATGGGCAACCCTGTACGACAGAGCAATCAAAAACATATCCGATGCAGACCAAAATAGCGAGTATTCGGGTGTCCCATTACAAATGCGCGTAACTTCACGATAAGGAAATAACATGGCTGAAATGTCAAACTACCTAGAGAATGCACTAGTAAATGCAACTATACGAGCAACAACCTTTACCTCTCCATCTGTAGTCTATGTTGGTCTCTACACAAGCGACCCAACAGATGCTAATACAGGCACAGAGTGTACTGGTGGTTCTTATGCTCGTAAATCAGCTACCTTTGGCGCGCCTAGTAATGGTGCATCGGTAACTACAGCAGACATTACCTTTGACCAAGCCACAACCTCTTGGGGAACAATTAGTCATATTGGTATCTTGGATGCGCTTACTACTGGTAACCTTTTGTATCACACACCACTAACTACATCTAAGGCAATTGACACAGGCGATATTTTTAAGATTGCATCTGGTAGCCTCTCAGTTACCCTAGCCTAATGCCATTAACTCTCGAACAGTTAGATCAGTTCGGGACTTTAGAGCAAGTACCATACTCGTTCGACCATACTT